CCCCCAGCCCCGCTCCTGCGCCGACTGCTGGCCAGACATCTGCCGCCCCTGGTAACACCCCCGCCCCCACCGTGCCCGTGACGGGAGCCCCCACCTACACCCTGGACCAAATTTCCCGAGCCGGTGCCTCCCTGGTGGATGCTGGGAAGATGCAGCAGCTTTTGGAGCTGCTGGGCCGCTACGGTGTGCAGGCCGTCACCCAGCTCCAGCCGGAGCAGTACGGCGCTTTCGCCACCGAGCTCCGGGCCCTGGGCGCTCAGATTTAAGGAGGTGCCACCATGCCCCCTGTCAAACATGCCTTGCTTTCGGCGTCCTCCGCCTCCCGCTGGCTGGTATGCACGGCGGCCCCCCGCTTTGAGGAGGGCCTGCCGGAGAGCACCAGCGAGTATGCGGAGGAGGGCCGCCTGGCCCACGCCATTGGTGAGCTCAAGGTCACCAAGAAATGCACCCCCATGAGCGCCCGGACCTACAACACCCGGCTCAACAAGCTCAAAAAGGACCCCCTCTACACCCCGGAGATGGACAAGACCACGGACCTCTACCTGGAACACATCACAGAGCAGGTCATGGCCTATGACACCGCCCCCACCGTGGCCGTGGAGGTCCAGGTGGACTTTTCGGACTATGTGCCGGAGGGCTTTGGCACCTGTGACTGCTGCATCATCGGCGGTGACCTCCTCAGCATCGTGGACTACAAGCACGGCAAGGGCGTCCCCGTGTCCGCCGTGGGCAATCCCCAAATGCGGCTTTACGCCCTGGGCGCTCTCCACCGCTATGCCCCCGTGTTCGGGGACACCATCAAGCGGGTCCGCATGACCATTGACCAGCCCCGGCTTGACAGCTACACCACGGATGAAATCACCGTTGAGGAGCTGCGGGCCTGGGGCGAGAGCATCAAGCCCATTGCCCAGAAAGCCTTTTCCGGCCTGGGGGAGTTTGTCCCCGGCGACCATTGCCGCTTTTGCCGTGGCAAGGCCCAATGCCGGGCCCGTGCCAACATCAACACCGCCCTGGAGGACTTCAAGGACTGTGTGCCCGCCGGGAGTATTCCGGCGGATGCCCTGGTCCCCCAGGAGCACTCCCACACCGGGGCGCTCACCGGGGAGGAAATCCACCCGCTCCTCTCTGATGAGGAAATCGGTGCCCTCCTGTATCGGGGCAAGTTTCTGGTCCAATGGTACACGGACCTTGAGAACTATGCCACCGAGGCCCTGAAACAGGGAAAAGCCATCCCCGGATGGAAACTGGTGGAAGGCCGGAGCAATCGGACCTTTACTGACCAGGAGGAGGCCATCAAGGCGGTCATTGCCGCCGGTTATGATGAGGCTATGGTTTATGAGCGCAAGCCCAAGACCCTCACCCAACTGGAGGAGCTGATGGGCAAGGCTGACTTTAAGGAGAAGATTGGCAGCTTTGTCTACAAGCCGCCCGGCAAGCCCACCCTTGCCCCTGCCTCCGACAAACGGGAGGCATACAGCCCCGCCGCTACGGACTTCGCCGGGGTGGGTGCAGATGCTTAAATACAACACCTGTGCCCACGCCCGGCCCGGCCTCCGCCCGTTTGTCCCGCTGGACTGCAAAGACCATGACCCGGTTTTCCCCGTGTCCCCGTGCTGCACACGGTCCGTGCAGTACAAGGTGGCGGAGCCCAGGAGCTACATTTCCGCCCTGCCAGATCGGGACCGCTGTGAGAGCTGCCCCATGTTCACCGACCCAGACACCCTGGTCCACATCCAGGCGGACACTTTCCGGGCGGACATCTACCTGGACCGGCTCTGTGACATGACCATCTCCAACACCCGCAAGCTGTTCAAGCTGATGCACCGCTGGGACTTCGACAACCGGCAGGCCATTGACCGGCTGACCGCCCACCTGGAGCAAGCCATCCAGGAGAGTGAGGACGCCTGGAAACTGGCCTCCAGGGAGTTTACAGACGGCTGGCGCAAGGTGAGCAACCCCAAGAGCCGCCACCCCGCCGTGGTGGAAACCCTCAAAAACAACAACCGGCTGACCCGCAAGGTCAAGGCCGCCAAAGCCTGGCATGAGCGCTGGGTGAAAATCAAGGCGATATGGGCGGACACCGCCCTTTGATACGCAACACGCAAGGCAATCTATCAAAAAGGAGAACAAAGACTATGTATCAGAATGACCCCATGAAAGTGCTGACCGGCGAGGTCCGCCTGTCCTACTGCAATCTGACCACCCCCAGAGCCGCCAAGCAGGGCGGTGAGCCCAAGTTTTCCGTCACCATCCTCATCCCCAAGACGGACAACGCCACCAAGGCCGATATTGACGCCGCTATCCAGGCCGCCGCCCAGGAGGCTTTGACCAAGGTGTGGAACGGTGCCCGACCCCCGGTGCTCAAGGTGCCCATCCATGACGGTGATGGTGTCCGGCCCTCCGGCGTCCCCTTTGGCGATGAGTGCAAGGGCCATTGGGTGCTGACCGCCTCCACCAAGAACAAGCCCCAGGTGGTGGGCATCGACAACATCAACTGTGAGCTGGCCCCCTCTGACATTTACAGCGGGATGTATGGCCGGGTCACCATCCGCTTTTTCGGCTATTCCAACAGCGGCAATAAGGGCATCGGCTGCGGTCTGGGCAATGTCCTCAAGACCCGTGACGGGGAGCCCCTGAGCGGCCAGGCCTCCGCCGCCTCCGACTTTGCCGGGATTGGCGGCGCTCCCCCCGCCCCCGCCACCCCCAACTATGGGACGGCAATGCCCGCCACCCCCGGCGCTTATGGCGTAACTCCGGCGGCCCCCGGCTATGGTGCCGCCCCCACTCCCGCCAACACCCCGCCCTGGAACGGCAACAACGGCATCAACCCCATCACTGGCCAGCCTATGTAAGGAGGCCCACACATGCACCATCTCAGCATTGACCTTGAAACCTACTCCAGCGTGCCGCTGGTAAAGGCCGGTGCCCAGAAGTACATCCAGAGCCCGGACTTTGAAATCCTGCTCTTTGCGTTCAGCGTGGATGGTGCGCCTGTTCAAATCATCGACCTGGCACGGGGGGAGCGGCTCCCCCCGTGGCTGGTCCAGGCCATCTCCAGCCCGGAATACATTAAGCACGCCTACAATGCCCCCTTTGAGTGGGGCTGTCTGTCCAAGTACATGGGCACCCTGCCGCCGGACCAATGGCGCTGCACCATGTTCCATGGCCTCTACTGTGGCTACACGGCAGGCCTGGACGCCACCGGCAAGGCACTGGGGCTCCCCCAGGACAAGCAAAAACTCAACACCGGCAAGGCCCTCATCCGTTATTTCTGCGTCCCCTGCAAGCCCTCCAAGGCCAACGGCCAGCGGAGCCGCAACCTGCCCCAGCATGACCCCGCCAAATGGGAGCTTTTCAAGACCTATTGCAAGCAGGATGTGGTCACCGAGATGGAGATTGAAAAGCGGCTGTCCGCTTTCCCCGTCCCGGATTGGGTGCAAAAGCAATGGGAAACGGACCTCATCATCAACGCCAGGGGCGTGGCCGTGGACCTGGAGCTGGTCACCGGGGCCCTCTCTCTGGGAGACACCGTGCGCCAGACCCTCATGGCGGAGGCCATGCAGCTCTCCGGCCTGTCCAACCCCAACAGCGTGGCCCAACTCACCACCTGGCTCCAGGAGGAGATTGGTGAGGAGCTGGCCGATCTGAGAAAGGACACGGTGGCCCGCCTGCTGGGCCGTGACGATAACAGCCCCCAGGTGAGCCGGATGCTGGAAATCCGGCAAGAGCTGGGCAAGACCTCCACCAAGAAGTATGACGCCATTGAGGCCGCCGTCTGCGAGGACGGACGGGTCCGGGGCCTGCTCCAATTCTACGGGGCGAACAGGACCGGGCGGTGGGCCGGGAGGCTGGTGCAGGTGCAAAACCTGCCCCGGACCTACACGGAGCCGCTGGACCTGGCCCGTGAGCTGGTCAAGGCCCGCAAGCTGGATGCCCTCCGGCTCATCTATGGGAGCGTGCCAGACACCCTCAGCCAGCTCATCCGCACGGCCTTTGTGGCCCCGGAGGGGCATGTGCTGATTGACGCCGACTTTTCCGCCATTGAGGCCCGTGTCATCTCATGGCTGGCCAAGGAGCAATGGCGGCTGGAGGTGTTCCGCACCCACGGCAAAATCTATGAGGCATCCGCCTCTCAAATGTTCGGCGTCCCCCTGGAGCTCATCAAGAAAGGCCGCCCGGAGTACGCCCTCCGCCAAAAGGGCAAGGTGGCAGAGCTGGCCCTGGGCTACCAGGGCAGCACCGGGGCCCTCATCACCATGGGAGCCCTGGACATGGGCCTCACTGAGGAGGAGCTCCCGGACATCGTGAGCCGCTGGCGGGAGGCCAACAAGCGCATCCGTGACCTGTGGTATTCCATGGACAATGCCGCCGTCCAGGTCATCACCGAGGGCGGCAGTACCGGCGTCAACGGCCTGCTGCTGGCCCGTGAGTACGACTATGACAACGGCACCGACTGCCTCACCATCCGGCTCCCCTCCGGGCGCAAGCTCTACTATATCAGCCCCGGCATTGGCCAGAACGAATGGGGGCGACCCTCCATCTCCTACATGGGCATGGACCAGAAAACCAAGCGGTGGAAACGCATTGAAACCTACGGCGGCAAGCTGGTGGAGAACTGCGTGCAGGCCATCGCCCGGGACTGTCTGGCTGCATCCATTGACCGGCTGGAGGCCGCCGGGCTCCCCGTCGTGTTCCATGTGCACGACGAGGTGGTCATTGACGCCGCCCCCTTTGCCGATGAGGACACCATGCTCTCCACCGTCTGCTCCATCATGGGGGAGCCGGTGCCCTGGGCACCTGATCTGCCCCTCAAAGCCGCTGGCTGGGTGGGCTACTACTTCACCAAAGACTGATAAAGGAGGCACGGACCATGCACATGGTAAACGATAAAGGCGAGGCCGTCTATTACAACCTGGTCCGCAAGAACAACAAGGACTACTGGCTGGTGCAGGGCATCGGCTCCACCGTTGTCTACGGACGGGACCGGGAGCGCCGCAAAAGCCGCCATTTCACCCAGGAACAGCAGGCGGAGCGCTACCTTGCCCGGCATGGTTTCCGGGCCGATTGACCGCCATTTTTTCCGGCGGAAAAAACACAAAGGAGAAACACCCGCATGAACGGACTGCTCATTGACTGTTTTGCAGGTGGCGGAGGGGCCAGCAAAGGCATTGAGCTGGCCCTCAACCGCCCCATTGACATTGCCATCAACCATGACCCGGAGGCCATCCGCATCCATCGGGTCAACCATCCACACACCCTGCATCTCACGGAGGACATTTTCACCGTTGACCTGCCCAAATATGTGGCAGGCAGGCCCGTTGACTTGATGTGGGCCTCCCCGGACTGCACCAGCCACTCCAAAGCCAAAGGCGGCCAGCCCCGCCACCAGGGGCTCCGCATCTTACCCTGGGCAGTCTACAAGCACGCAAAGGCCATTTTGCCGGAGGTCATCATCATGGAGAATGTGGAGGAAATCCAGCAATGGGGTCCTCTGGACGCCACCGGCAGGCCCATCAAAGAGCGGGCCGGTGAGGATTACAACAAATTCATTTCCTCCATGTGCTCCCTGGGATATGCCTTTGACAGCCGGGAGCTGGTGGCCGCCGATTACGGAGCCCCCACAACGAGAAAGCGCTGGTATGCCATTTTCAGACGGGACAAGCGCCCCATCATCTGGCCCGCACCTACGCACAGCAAAGAGGGCCGCCCCGGCACCGAGAAATGGGTCCCCTGCGGTGACTTCATCGACTGGACCGATCTGGGCAGGTCCATCTTTGACCGGCCAAAGCCCCTGGCGGATGCCACCCTGCGGCGGATTGCCAACGGTTACCGCAAGTATGTGGTGGAAAATCCGGCCCCCTACATTGTGAACAACAAAGAGGCCGTGTCTTTCCTCATCCAGTACCACGGCGAAACCAAAGCCGGGGACGCCAGAGGCCAGCTTTTGACCGAGCCCATCAAAACCATTGACACCAGCAACCGCTATGGACTGGTGACCGCCTTTGTCACCAAGTTTTACAAAACCGGCATCGGCCAGAGCTGCCGGGAGCCTCTGCACACCATCACCACCTCACCCGGTCACTTCGGGCTGGTGTCCGCTTTCCTCATCAAATACTACGGCACCGGCGGCGGCCAAACCCTTGCGGAGCCTCTGGCCACAATCACCACCAAAGACCGCTTTGGCCTGGTGAATGTAGTGACGGAGCTGGACGGTGAGAAATACATCCTCAAGGACATTTTCCTGCGGATGCTGAAAGCGGAGCCGGAGCTCAAGCTCATGCAGGGCTTTCCAGCGGACTACATCATCACCCATGACTGTGAGGGCAAGCCCTACCCCATCAAGGAACAGGTGGCCCGCATTGGCAACAGTGTGGTCCCCATCATGGCCAAGGTGCTGGTCCAGGCCAACTGCCCCCATTTAATCAGAGAGGAGTTAAGCGCATGAAAATCATCTCTCCCAGCTTTGAAATCCTCACCCCGCTGGACGGCCAGGCCGTACTCAAGCACATTGAGATGTGCGGGCGGGTGTGCTACAAGTCCGAGGATAAAATCACCGGCACCAGCGCCGCCACCTTTGTGGCCAACATCATCAAGCGGGGCCATGAGGCCGTGCTGGAGCACTTCAACATCACCGTCAAGTTTATCTGTGACCGGGGCGTGTCCCATGAGCTGGTCCGGCACCGCCTGGCCTCCTACTGCCAGGAAAGCACCCGCTACTGCAACTACTCCAAGGACGGCTTTGGCGGGGAAATCACCGTCATCTGGCCTTGTTTCCTGGCGAAAGGGAGCACCGCCATGCAGCATTGGGTGTGGGCCTGCACCCAGGCGGAGGCGTCCTATTTCAACATGCTCACCTTTGGCTGCACGCCCCAGGAGGCCAGGTCCGTGCTGCCCAACAGCCTCAAGACAGAGGTGGTGATGACCGCCAACCTCCGGGAATGGCGGCATTTCTTCAAGCTCCGCACAGCCCCGGCGGCTCATCCCCAGATGAGGGAGCTGGCCATCCCGCTGCTCCGCCGGATGCAGGAAATGGTCCCTGTGGTGTTTGATGACCTGGAGGTGGCCCATGAAAAGAGCTGAAATTCTGGAGGCCGCCCGTGTCTGTGTCTGCGGAGAGCGTGAGCAGGATTATGGCACCCCGGAGGATAGCTTTGCCCTCATCGGCAAGCTGTGGGCCGCCTACATGGGCGTGCCGTTCACCCCCAAGGATGTGGCCATGCTCATGGCGCTGCTCAAGGTGGCCCGCATCAAGGCCGGGGACAAGGCGGACAGCTTTGTGGACCTGGCCGGTTATGCGGCCTGTGCCGGTGAGATTGCCACCGGCGGAAAGGAGAACCCCAATGTCTAAAAACAAAAAGCACCGCCGCCCGGTGCCCAAGACCTGTGACCCCAACCTCTGCGACCATTGCATGTATATTGGGGACGGTGACTTTGTGTGTGACCTCCACGGCCTGGGGCCGGAGGAAACTGTCTTTGTTATGGAGGATTGGGAGCCCACTGAGCATTTCCTCCAGTGCCGCCGTGAGGCCCGCCATGAATAGGCGGGAGCGGCGCAAGCTGCAAAAGCAGGGCGTCCAGGTGCCCAAGGACCCCAGCATCAACATTAAGCTCTCCGACCTGGGCCGGGGCATTATGACCCCGGCCATGGAGAGCGCCATGATGCACGAAATAAACCAACAATGCCTTGAGGCGGATGCCCGTTTTTCCCTTGACCTGGACACCATGGTGCTCTGGACCCTGTACCAGTGCTATGGCTGGAGGGAAAAGCGGCTCCATGACTTCTACCTGGCAATGGCCAGGGAACACCGCCGGATGAGGGAGTATTACCAAATGGATGACCTCTACCCGGAGCGCTACAAGCTCAAGGAGAAAGGCATTGACATTGAAAAATGGCAAGAGGAGGTGCTGCGAGATGACCCCTAAACCCTGGGAAAACGGTGAGGGCTACCCTGACCCCACCGCATACAACGCCCTGCGGCCTATCATGCAGGAGGACGCCGCCCTGGAGGGAAAGGTCAATTTTCTCATCAAGGTACTCAAGTTTATCATAGCGGAAAGCGGCTTTGAGCTGCTGGCCCGCATTGAAATCAAGGACAAAAAGACCGGGAGGTGTTTTAGATGAAAACGGCTGACAATGCGGAGCTGTGCCAGGTCATTGAGGCCATCGGCCTGCCCGCTGTGCTGGAGCAATGCGCCGAGGAGCTGGCCGAACTGACCCAGGCGGCGCTCAAAATGGCCAGAAAGCTCCGGGGAGAAAATCCCACACCGATGACACACGCCCAAGCGGCGGAGCATCTGCATGAGGAGCTGGGAGATGTCCGCCTGTGCCTCAAGGTCCTGGATGTCGCCATGGGCGGAGATAACACCACCGCCGTGGAGGCGGAAAAGCTCCAGCGCTGGCTGGACCGATTGACCCCGGAACAAGAAAAACCAGAGTAAGAGGTGCCGCCCCATGCAATATGACCGCAAAATAACGATCTCCGCCGGGAGCAACCGGCGGGCTATGACCTGGCAGGCCCAGACCATGCTCATCTCAGAGCTGTGGGCCCGGCTCCAGGCCCCCGCCAGAGGCACGGAAACCCTGGCGGCATATCTGAATATGAAAAAGGCCCAGCAGGATGACCTTAAGGATGTGGGCGGCTTTATGGCCGGCACACTGTCCGGGCCCCGGCGCAAAGCCAACAATGTGACCGGGCGTGATGTCATCACCCTGGACCTGGACAACATCCCCTCCGGGGGCACGGAGGATGTCCTGCGCCGGGTGGAGGCCCTGGGCTGCGGCTATTGCATCTATTCCACCCGTAAGCACAGCCCTGCGGCTCCCCGCCTGCGTGTTCTGCTCCCCACGGACAGGACCATGACGGCGGATGAGTATGAGCCCTGTGCCCGCAAAATGGCGGAGTACATAGGCCTGGAGCTCATGGACCCCACCACCTTTGAGGTGTCCCGCCTCATGTATTGGCCATCATGCTGCGCTGACAGCCAATACATCTATGTGTGGAAAGACAAGCCTCTGCTCTCTGCCAACGGCCTGCTGGCCAAATACGATGACTGGACCGACTGCACCGCCTGGCCCCAGGTGCCGGGCGCTCTGAGCCTGCCCAAGCTGGCCGTCAAGCAGGGCGACCCGGAGGGCAAGACCGGCGTGGTGGGCGCTTTCTGCCGCACCTATGACATCTACCGGGCCATGGATGAGCTCATCCCCGGCATCTATGAGCCGGTGGACAATATGCCGGGCCGCTACACCTACCTGGGCGGCTCCACCACCGGCGGCGCTGTCATCTACGACAACGGCAAATTCCTCTATTCCCACCACGCCACCGACCCGTGCAGCAACCGCCTGGTCAATGCCTTTGATATGGTCCGCCTCCACCGCTTTGGGGACAAGGACGATGAGGCCCAGCCTGGCACCCCCACCAACCGCCTGCCCTCCTACAAGGCCATGTGTGAGCTGGCCGTGGAGGACAAGGATGTGGCCGCCTTGATGAGCCAGGAGCGCTACCAGGAGGCCGTGCAGGACTTTGAGGGCGTCACCGGCACCAACGATGAGGACCCCGCCAACTGGATGGGCAAGCTGGCCGTGAACACCCAGACGGGCCTGCCCAAGTCCACCATTGACAATGTGTGGATTATCCTGGAGCATGACCCCCTCCTCAAAGGCAAGTTTGCCCTCAACCAGTTTGCAGGCCGTGGTGAGGTCCTGGGGGCCCTGCCCTGGGACGCCCGGACGGGCCGCCGCTTTTGGGATGACAACGACAACCAGGGCCTCTACTGGTACATGGAGCGCTACCACCACATCACCGGCAACGGCAAGATTGACGGGGCGCTTTCCCTGCACTCCACCGCCCACGCTTTCAACGAGATACAGGACTATCTCAAGGGCCTTGTCTGGGACGGGACGCCCCGCCTGGACACGCTCTTTGTGGACTACCTGGGAGCCGCTGACACCCCCTACACCCGAGCCGTCACCCGCAAGTCATTCACCGCCGCCGTGGCCCGTGCTATGGTCCCCGGCATCAAGTATGACACCATGCTCATCCTCTCCGGGCCGCAAGGCCTGGGCAAAAGCACCCTTTTGGATAAGATGAGCCGGGGCTGGTTTAATGACAGCATCCGCACCTTTGAGGGCAAGGAGGCCTCTGAGCTGCTCCAGGGCGTCTGGCTGGTGGAGGTGTCCGAGCTGGACGCTTTCCGCCGGACGGATGTGGCCCGCATCAAGCAGTTTCTCTCCCTGCGGGCGGACCGTTTCCGGGCCGCCTATGGCCGCCATGTCAAGGAGCTGCCCCGGTGCTGCGTGTTCTTCGGCACCACCAACACCTCCGACTATCTCCAGGACCGTACCGGCAACCGGCGCTTTTGGCCGGTGGATGTGGGCGTGGTCCCGCACACAAAAAAGGTGTGGTCCGATCTGCCGGAGGAGATTGACCAGCTATGGGCGGAGGCCGTGGTCCGCTGGAGGGCCGGAGAGCCCCTTTTCCTCAAAGGGGAGCTGGAGGACGCCGCCAAGCAAAAGCAGGAGGAGCACCGGGAGGCCAGCACCAGGGAGGGCATCATCATGGACTTTCTGGACAAGCAGGTCCCGGAGGACTGGCAGAGCTGGCCGCTGGACCGCCGCCGCATGTTCTGGGGCGGCGCTGTGCAGGGTGAGGTCAAGCTGGTGGACCGTGACCGGGTGTGTGCCCTGGAGGTGTGGTGTGAGGCCCTGGACGGCAAGCAAAAGGACATCCGCTACTCCGACACGGCGGAAATCAACAGCATCATTGAGGCCTCCGGCGGCTGGGAAAAGAGCAAAAGCGCCTTGCGTTTTGGCTACTGCGGAGCCCAGAGAGGCTTTCTAAAGAGGCGTAACATTTAGTGTAACATTGCCTGCAACATTGATTTTGAATGTTACATCTGCCTGCAACATGTTGCGGGCAATGTTACGGGCAATGTTACGGCCTAAACCCTTGAAAACACTGGACTTTTTAAGGCTCTGCAACATTGCAACATTCATTTCTATTGATTTTGAAAATAGAGAGAATTAGAGGATTAGAGAAAATAAAAACTCTCTAAACCGCCTGTGTACGCATAAGTACGCGCGCGAGGTTACATTGTTGCAGGACCCGATTGGAGGTTGAAAAGATTGAGAGAAAGCAGCATTGAGAGCTACCTGGTCCGCAAGGTGAAAGAGCACGGCGGCCTGTGTTATAAATTCGTGTCCCCTGGCAATCCTGGTGTGCCGGACCGCATCATCATCACCCCCACCGGCAAGACGGTGTATGTGGAGCTGAAAACCGAGATTGGGAGGCTGGCCAAGGTCCAGAAATGGCAGAGAGGTGAGCTGGAGAAACGGGGGGCGGATGTCCGGGTGCTTTATGGGATGGATGCCGTGAAAGAATTTCTGAGGGAGGTTTTTGGTGATGCAGTACATACCGCATGACTACCAGGCCTACTGCATCCAGCGGGTGGTGGAGGACCCCACGGTGGGGCTGTTTCTCCGGCCAGGGCTGGGCAAAACGGTCATCACCCTGTCTGCGGTCAACATCCTCAAGTATTTTCGCTGGCAGGTGGCCAAGGTCCTGGTGGTGGCCCCCAAAAAGGTGGCGGAGGCCACCTGGAGCAAGGAGGCGGCCAAGTGGGACCACCTCCAGCATCTCCGGGTGTCCACCGTCCTGGGGAGCGCCACCAAGCGCATCAAGGCCCTCAACACTCCGGCGGATGTCTATGTCATCAACCGTGAAAACTTTGAGTGGCTGGTGGACTACTACCAGCAGGCCTGGCCGTTTGACATGGTGGTTTTCGATGAAAGCACCAGTTTCAAAAACCCCCAGAGCAAGCGGTTTAAGGCGGCCAAGCGCATCCGCCGGTTTATCAAGAAAGTGGTGCTGCTGACCGGCACGCCGTCCTCCAAGGGGCTGATTGACCTATGGGCCCAGGTGTACCTCCTGGACGGCGGGGCCCGTCTGGGGCCCACGCTTTCCGCCTACCGGGAGAGATACTTTGACCCGGACCAGCGGAGCCGGACCCAGATTTTTTCCTACAAGGCCAAGGACGGAGCGGAGAGCGCCGTGCTGGGTGCCATCTCTGACATCTGCATCTCCATGAAAGCGGAGGACTACCTGCAACTGCCGGACTTCATTCAGCATGAAATCCCCGTCATGCTGGACCCCAAGGCCAAAAAGGCCTATGACCAGTTTGAGCGGGACCTGCTGCTGGAGGTGGATGAGGACATCATCACGGCGGGCACCGCCGGGGTCCTGGTGGGCAAGCTGCTGCAATTCTGCAATGGGGCCGTGTATGGCAATGACGGCAAGGTGGTCCCGGTGCATGACTGCAAGCTGGAGGCCTACACGGAGCTGCTGGAGCAGTTAAACGGGGAGCATTGCCTCACATTCTACGGCTACCAGCACGACAAGGACCGCATCCTGGAGCGCCTGGAGAAGTACAACCGGGGCCGGGCGGACAAGCTGCGGGTCCGGGTGTATAAGGGCGTGGAGGATGAGGAGGCCTGGAACGCCGGAGAGGTGGATGTGCTGCTGGTGCATCCGGCCTCTTGCGCCTACGGGCTCAACCTCCAGGCCGGTGGCCGCCATGTGGTATGGTATGGCTTAAACTGGAGTTTCGAGCTGAACGACCAGGGCAACTGCCGCCTGTACCGGCAAGGCTCCCCCTACGAAAAGGTGTTTGTGCATTATCTCATTGTGCAGGGCTGTGAGGATGAGGATGTCATGGCCACCATACGGGACCGGGCAGACACCCATGAGGCTGTCATGCGGGCCCTCAAGGCCAGAATACGCAAGGTAAAGGAGAGTGTGGCATGAATAACCCAACTGTGATTTTGAACGGTGACCAGGTGTATTGTGATGAGCTCATCCGGGAAAACGCCCGGCTGACCATCCAGCATGAGGTGGACCGGCAGAAAATGGAGGCCCTGGAGCGGCAGATTGAGGACCAGGCGGCGAACATCGCCAGCCTTGAGGCCCATTCCTACGCACGGGAGGACCTGGAGGAGCTGGCCGACCTGCGGCGCACGGTGGACAAGGCCATCAAGGACCTGCACTTTGTCATGGCCGGTGGTGACCCGTGCAAGGTGTGCGCCAAGGTGTGCATGATGGGTGAGGGCAACTGCCAGCCGGTGTGGACTGGAGAGAAAACGGAGGACTGAGCACATGACCCTAAAAGAACTGTCCCAGCTTTACTACCTCAACCGGGAGATTGAGATGGACAAGCGCCGCCTCCAAGAGCTGGAGGTCAAGGCCCTGCCGGGCTCCCAGGTCCTCACCGGGATGCCTCACACTCCCGGCGTCAAGGACAAGGTGGGTGAGTATGCGGCGGAGATTGCCGATCTGAGAGGCATTATTGAGGCCAAGCACCAGCAATGCCTCTATGAGCGGAGCCGCCTGGAGCGCTACATCTCCAGCATTGATGACAGCCTCCTCCGGCAGATTTTCACCTATCGGTTTATCAATGGACTCCCCTGGCGGCAGGTGGCCGCCTGCATCGGCGGGGGGAATACCGAGGACGGATGCAGAAAAGCTGTGCAACGGTATCTGGAACGGAACTAAAGCAAGTTGTCCGTTTTGTCCGCTACATAGTGTGCTACAATGTAACTGCGGGTGTATGCCTCATCATGGTATTACCTCCTTTGAGGGTGGCGGCAGGGGGACGGAGCTGAAAACCAGACCCCTGCCGCCATTCACCTATGATTTTTCGGGCTGCTTTCCCCTGTGCGGGGAGGGCGGCCTTTTACTATGTTCTGGGGTGGTGAGCCTTTTGGAAAAGAAAGAAATGGCGGTCAATGCGCTGGCCGTTCTGATTGGAGATTACAACATTTACAGGAAAAAGGCGGCCACGCTGATTTTGAGGGCGCTGTTGCCGCCTAAAGTTTACAAGGCAATTTTGAGTGAGGGGGCCGTCTATCCGTTTGAACGGAATGACCGCCGGGTGACGGCATGGAAAAGAGCCGTACTTGCACCGGGCCGCTGCGCCTTTTGCGGTGCAGAAAAAGACCTGGAGGCTCACCACATCATTGGGTGGGCGGAATGGCCACAAGGCCGCATTGATGTGAGCAACGGGCTTTGCTTGTGCCATAAATGCCACACGGAGGAACACCGCTTTTCTCCGGCCTATCACATGATGCTTGCGAGGGGCGGGTGATTTTGTGGCCAAAATCACTGACCGGCAGCGCAAGAAAATCATAGCTGACTATGTACAGCTTGAGAATTACAGCGCCGTGGCAAGGCTCCACGGCGTAACCCGGAACACGGTTAAGGCCATCGTTCTGGCGGACAAAGAAACTGCCGAAAAATGCCGCCTTAAAAAAGCAGAGAATACGGTGGCAGTTTTGGAGCACATGAGCCGTCAAAAAGACAAAGTGTGTGGATTGCTGGACCGGCTGATTGATGCCATGGATGACCCGGTAAAGATGGACTGCTCCACCCTGCCGCAACTGGCCACCGCTCTGGGCATATTGGTGGACAAGTACACCGCCGATGAGGCCCGGACCAATGGCATCCCCCAGGAAAACAACATCTTTGAGGTCATTGACCAGAGCACCAGAGAGGAGATAGACACGGATGAGATACCAGAAATTGAGCCCCCGGCAAAATCTGGCCATGACCTGGTGGAATAGGCCGGGCTTTGAGGGCTATGACGGCATCATCTGTGACGGCTCCATCCGATCTGGCAAGACTGTGGCCATGACCGTGGGCTTTGTCATGTGGGCCATGAGCCGCTTTCAAGGCCAAAACTTTGCGCTGTGCGGCAAGACCATTGAGAGCTTGCGGCGCAATGTGACCTCCAACCTGCCCAACTGGCTGGCCGGGGTGTTCTCTTTCCGGGAGTACCGCACGGAAAACAAGATTGTGGTGACCGCCGCCGGGCGGAGCAACAACTTTTACCTGTTCGGCGGACGGGATGAAAGCAGCGCCTCTCTCATCCAGGGCATCACCCTGGCGGGCGTCCTGCTGGATGAGGTGGCCCTCATGCCCCGCTCCTTTGTGGAGCAGGCCTGCGCCCGCTGCTCCGTGGATGGCTCAAAGCTCTGGTTTAACTGCAACCCAGAGGGCCCCTCCCATTGGTTTTATCTCACCTGGGTGCTGGAGGCCGCCAAGCGGAACATGCTGCACCTCCATTTCACCATGGATGACAACCTCAGCCTCTCCGCCGCCGTCAAGGCCAGGTATGAGAGCCTTTACTCCGGCGTGTTTTATGACCGCTTTATCCGGGGCCTCTGGGTGGTGGCGGAGGGGCTGATTTACACCATGTTCAACAAGGATTTTCATGTGGTGCCGGATGCCCCCAGGCCCTATGACCGCTACTACATTTCCATCGACTACGGCACCGCAAACCCCACCAGCATGGGGCTCTGGGGCCGGGCAAGCGGGAAATGGTATCGCATCCGGGAGTATTACTACAACAGCCGCAAGGTGGGCCGCCAGCTCACCGATGAGGAATATTATGCAGAGCTGGAAAAGCTGGCCGGTGATCTGCCCATCCGGGCGGTCATCGTTGACCCCTCAGCGGCCAGCTTTATTGAGGCCATCCGGCGGCATGGGCGCTTTTATGCTGAAAAGGCCTCCAACTCTGTGTTGGCGGGCATCCGGGATGTGGCCACCAGGCTCCAGAGCGGGGACATCTTCATCTGCTCCTGCTGCACGGACTGCATCCGGGAGTTTGGGCTCTATCGCTGGGACGAAAAGGCCCCCATGGACCGGCCCATCAAGGAGAATGACCACGCAATGGACGATGTGCGCTATTTTGTCCACAAGGTCTTTGCGCCCGAGATTTTCAGCTTTTGAGGTGTGCCATGTTTGAGCAGCAATATGTTTTATCTAAGATTGAACAATGGGCAGAGCGCTTGCCATACCGCACCTTGCGGATTGAGGTGGAGCTCCCTAGGCAGACCCTCACGCTGGAGAAGTGCAAAGCCCGGCCCATTGGATTTATCCCCCCCCAACAGGAAAACCAGAAAAGGAGGTGATGCACGGTGGTGGTGCTTAATTTGCGGGATGACTGTGTGGCCAGGGCGGCCACCAATTTCCGCCGGGGCATGACGGACAAGCGCTTTTTGGAGCTTGAAATCACGGCCTGGCTGGGCTCCAAAGAGCGAAAACGGCAGCTGGCCGGTGAGGCCTACTATGACGGGGACCAGGAGGTGCTCCGCCGCAAGCGCATTGCCCTGGATGATGACGGGCATGTCAAGGTGCTGGAGCATCTGCCCAATAACCGACTGGTCCACAACATCTATGCCAAGATGGTGGACCAGAAAACCAACTATTCCTTTGGGCGTCCTTTTTCCCTTGATACGGAAAACAAGGCCTATGCAGCGGCCCTCTCCACCGTCTTTGGGTCCCGCTTTCAGCGGACCATGCACAACATTGGAGAGGGTGCCTGGATTGGCGGCAAGTGCTGGGTGTTCCCCTACTACGACCAAAACGGGGAGCTGGCTTTTCAGCGTTTCCCCGCCGATGAGGTTTTGCCTTTTTGGGCGGACGCTGACCACACCGTCCTGGATGCCGCCGTCCATGTCTATGTGGTGCTGGAGTATGACGAAACCGAACAGACCAAGGATGTGGTCAAGGTGGAGGTCATGCACGGCGGCGGCGTGGATTGCTTCATCCGCCGGGATGATGGCACCCTGGAGCCGGACGATTTTGCCCGCTCTGGGCCGTACATAACCAACACGGACCCCCAGACAGGCGAGGAAACCGGCTACAACTGGGAGCGCATCCCCCTGGTGTGCTTCAAAAGCTCCCACCATGAAATCCCCCTGCTGTCCAGGGTGCGGTGTCTGCAAGACGCCTACAACAACATCATCTCCAACTTTGCCAACCAGATGGAGGAGGACATCCACTCCACCATCCTGGTCATCAAGAACTATGACGGGGAGGACCTGGGACGGCTCCGGGCCAACCTGGCCACCTATGGCATCATCAAGGTCCGCTCCTTTGAGGGCTCTGAGGGCGGGGTGGACACCCTCCAGATTGAGGTCAACGCCGAAAACTACAAGGTGCTGCTCTCTCTGCTCAAGGATGCCATCATTGAGAACGCCCGGGGCTATGATGCCAAGGATGAGCGCATGAGCGGAAACCCCAACCAGATGAATATACAGAGCATGTACTCTGACATTGATCTGGACGCCAATGGCATTGAGATGGAGTTTCAGGCCTCCATGGAGGAGCTGCTCTGGTTTGTCAATAAGCACCTGGCCAATACTGGCCGGGGGAGCTTTGACGGCACGGAGGTCAAGGTCATCTTTGACCGGGATGTCCTCATCAATGAAACGGAGGCCATCAACAACTGCAAGAACTCTGTGGGCATCCTCTCAGATGAAACCATCGTGAAAATGCACCCCTGGGTGAGCGACCCGGAGCAGGAGCTCCAGCGCATCAAGGATGAGAAAGAGGAGGCCATGGCCGACCCCTACCAGGCCGCTTTTATGAAAAACCGGCAGAACGGAGGGGACGGCTCCGGCAATCCCGTGACCGATCAGAACGGCGGTGGCGGCAATGCCGAGGAATAACCTCCAGCGCAATGCGGACTACTGGGCCCAGCGCATGAAAAACATGGAGGACGCCCTGCTGGACCAGTCCTATTCCTATGTGGAAAACCTGGATGCCCAATTCCGGGCCGCTGAGGCTGAGATTGAGCGCCAGATGTCTGCATGGTATAGACGCTTTGCCGCCAATAATGACATCACCCTGGCAGATGCCAAGCGGCTGCTCAACAGTGATGAGCTGGCAGAGTTTCACTGGACTGTGGAGGAGTACATCAAGCACGGCGAGGAAAACGCCCTCACCGGGGCCTGGATGAAAGAGCTGGAGAACGCCAGCGCCCGGGTCCACATCTCCAGGCTTGATGCCCTCAAAATCCAGCTCCAGCAGCAGGCGGAGCTCCTCTATTCCAACCAGCTGGACTACCTGGACACGGTAACACGGCAGGCCTATGCCGGGAGCTACTACCACACGGCCTATGAAATCCAAAAGGGCCTGGGTGTTGGGTGGACCATGCAGGCCGTCAATGAAAACACCATCAAAAAGGTGCTCTCCCGGCCCTGGACCACGGACGGCCAGACATTCCGTGACCGCTGCTGGACGAACAAGCAAAGCCTTGTCAACTCCGTCAACACCCAGCTGACCCAGATGATTATACGGGGGGAGCCCCCGGACAAGGCCATCTCCGCCATTGCCAAGCGGTTTGAGGTGTCCCGCTCCAAAGCGGGCCGCCTGGTGATGACGGAAAGCGCCTATTTCTCCAGCACGGCCCAGCAGGACTGTTTCAACGCCCTGGGCGTGGAGCAATACCGGATTGTGGCCTCTTTTGACCGGGACACCTGCTCCCTTTGCGCTCAGCTTGACGGCAAGGTGTTCCGCATGTCGGACTATCAGGTGGGGCTCACCGCTCCGCCGTTTCATCCGTGGTGCCGGTGCTGCACCTGCCCCTACTATGCGGACATGGAGGGCATTGGAGAGCGATGGACCAGAAACCCGGACGGCACCACAAAGAAAATACCGGCCAACACCACCTTTGATGAGTGGCGGCAGAGCTTTGTGCAGGGCCCCACACCTGGTTTGCAAACCCAGGCCCCGGGTGTTACAATTACAGCAAAGACAACCCCGCATTTCCAGAATGTTGTGCAAGGTCTGCCGTCCGCTCCCAGCGGCTACACGGACGCCCTTGAGCAGCATTATGCTGCGGGCAACCAGACGGCCCAGGCCGTCTTTGAGCGCTATGTCCAGCCCGGCTCTGTGGCGGACGGGGCTTTCTCCGGCACGCCGCATTTTGACAGCCGCATCCAAAAGGTCAAAATGAACTTTGCCGCCGACATGAAAGACCCCAGAGGCCCGGCAACAACCTTTTTCCATGAGCATGGCCATTTTGTTGACTTCACATCCTGCGCCGGGAGTGGCTACACCTCTTTGCAGACGCCGGACTTTGGTGATGCTCTGAAAAAGGACTTTGAGGCCTATGTCAAGGCCACCATGAAAGCCAACGGCACCCGGAAAAAGACGGATGCCTACACCATCATTGCCCGGGAGCTCATGGACGCCGACCACAACGCCATTTCTGATCTGTTCGGCGGGCTCTCCAGGAACAAAGCCCGGGGCAATTATGGCCACGCCACCCGCTACTGGACATACTACGGGATGCTGGAGAAAGAGGCCTTTGCCCACATGTTTGCCGCTCAGTTTGATGCCGGGCGCTACGCTCTCATGCAGAAATATTTTCCCACCGCTTTGGCGGAGTTTGAAAAGCTCTTGAAAGGTGTGATTTGATGACGCTTTTGGAATACAGCAACAGCAAGCAGGTGCAGGACGCTGCCACCGCCTATGCTGAGAGGCATGGCGGGAGCTTTTTCTGGGAGGAGCCCGGAGGCGGCTTTGTGTATGAGCTGGAGGAGGACGCTTTTTCCCCTCCGGCGGATGCCACCGTTGACCAAGTGCTCAAGGACCTCCAGGGCGGCAAGCTCATCCCTGACATCTGGACAAAGCTGGAGGACCCCGGCCCGGATGTCCTCTATTAAACCGTTGATGAAAGCATCGTGCTGAAAAGCACGGTGCTTTTTTCATACCCAAATACCGCCGGGCCCCGGTGGAAACCAACAGGGGCGCTGCCATACCGGGACTGGCCGGACACAAGGAAAGCAGATAACAGGAGGTAAACGAAACATGAAACTTTTGTGGCTCAAGGAAATCATTGGCGATGCCTACACGGAGGACATGGACGCCGCCGCCTGCCAGGCGATTGGCAAGGACTTTGTTGCCCGTGCGGACTTCAACACCAAAAACACCCGTGTCAAGGAACTGGAGGCCCAGGTGGGCCAGCTTGAGGAGGCCGCCAAGGGACATGCCAAGCAGCTGGAGGAGCTGAAAAAGTCCGCTGGTGACAACGAGGAGCTGACCCGCAAGATTGGTGAGCTGGAACAGCAGAACAAGGCCGACAAAGCCGCTTTTGAGAAAGAGCTGGCCACTATCCGGCTGACCTCTGCCGTGGATGCTGAGCTCACCGCCGCCGGAGCCAAGAACAACACCGCCGTCCGGGCTCTTTTGGCTGACTACCTCAAGGATGCCAAGATTGAGGACGGCAAAGTGGTGGCCAAGGTCAACAATGAGAGCATCACCCTGGCCGCTAAAATCGAGGCCATGAAAAAGGACGCCGCCACGGACTTTCTCTTTGGCAATCCCGGCGGAAAGCTGAGCGGCTGGAAACCCGGGGACCCCGACAACGGACGCAAGCCCGGCGAGGGGAAAAAGCCCTCTGAGATGTCCTACACCGAGCTGGCGGCCTGGATGGCCGAAAACCCGGATGCAAAGCTGGAATGAGGTGCAACATGAGAAACATTACTACTCCCACCAAAGCGGTGTCTTTTGAGGACGCCCTGAGAAACCTGGCCGCTAAGCTGACCGGCAAGCCTGCCGCATCTCTGCCCCGCACCCAGGAGGCTGTTGTGCAGTTTATTGCTGACAACATCTCCTCTGTGAAAGAGCTGACGGATGCCATGGCCGTTGAGCTGGCCACCCGTCTGACCCAGGAGCTTGCGGAGGCCATCGTCGAGGAAGTCATGGCCCGCCTCTCTCCTGCGGCCTCTGAGGAGCCCCAGGAGCCCCAGGAGGACCAGGATGCCGCACCCGAGGAGCAGGCCTCTCCCGAGGCTGAAACGCCCGCTGAGGAGCCCCAGGCGGCTCCCAAGACCCGCAAACGCAAGACCTAAAACTATTTTGTAAGAAAGGACGATTGAATTATGCCTAACACCAAGTTTGACGCCAAGTCTTTCAATCCCCAGGCTTTCAAGTATGCGGTGGACCGCATCCCCCGCACCCGGCTCAATGAGATGCGGAAGTCCAGAGCCCTGGCGGGCAACCCCGACATCCGGGAGGTGTTCAGCACTCAGGGTGGCACCGGCTATGCCCGTATTGCTATGAGAGGCCTGCTGGACGGCGATGCTGTCAATTATGACGGTCAGACCGACATCACCGCCACCTCCACCAAGACCTTTGAGCAGGGCGTGGTGGTCACTGGCCGTGCCAAGGCCTGGACTGAAAAGGATTTTTCTTTTGACATCACCGGCGGCATTGACTGGATGGACAATGTGGCCCAGCAGGTTTCTGAGTATTGGCAGGACATTGACCAGGACACCATCCTGGCCGTCCTCAAGGGTGTCTTTGCTATGACCGGCGGCCAGAGCGCTGAGTTTGTGGCCAAGCACACCTATGAGGTGGCAGGCAACATGGAGGCCACCACCATGAACAGCGCCACCGCCCAGGCATGTGGTGACCGCAAGAAGAAGTTTTCTCTTGTGTTCATGCACTCTGTCCCCGCCACCAACCTGGAAAACCTCAACCTGCTCACCGCTCTCAAGTACACCGACAAAGACGGCGTGACCCGTGACCTCACCCTCTACACCTGGAACGGCAAGACGGTGGTGGTGGATGACGGCATGCCCGCCGAGGACGGCTATTTCCCCGCCAGCTCCACCGATGAGGGAGCGCTCCAGGTCAAGGCCTCTGGTGCCTCTACCGGCCAGATCAACCAGGCGGAGGTCACCCCCTACTTTGGCGAGGGCACCCCGGCGGCGGACAGCTATGTGGTCCCCGGCACCCGCTACACCACCTATGTGCTGGGCGAGGGTGCCATCAACTTTGAGGACATCGGGGCCAAGGTCCCCTATGAGATGGCCCGTGACCCCAAGACGGACGGCGGTGTGGACACCCTCTACACCCGCCAGCGCAAGGTCTTTGCCCCCTTTGGCATCTCCTACGAAAAGACCAGCCAGGTCACTCTCTCCCCCACGGATGCGGAGCTGGCCGACGGTGCCAACTGGTGCCTGGTCCATTCCGGCGAAAGCAGCGAGGGGGACCGCTCCTACATCGCCCACAAGGCCATCCCCATTGCCCGCATCCTCTCCAGAGGCTAACGGCCATGGAGGCCGTATATGAGGCCGTTGTGACCCGGCTGGCCATGCTGGGCTACACCGTCACGGACGATGACAAAACCGGCCTTGAGTACACCATCCGCAAGTGCGAGGCAGAGCTCCTGGCGAACATCAACCACCGGGAGCTCCCGCCTCCTCTTTTTTATACGCTTGTGGACATGGTGGCCGGTCAATTCCTGTTTGATAAGAAAGCCGCCGGAGGGCTGGAGGGCTTTGACTTTGAGGCCCCCGCCAAGAGCATCACGGAGGGTGACATCTCCGTCACCTTTGCCGGGGCCAGCGATGGTGCAAGCAATGCGGAAAGCCGCTTTGACACCATGCTGTCCAGGCTCATGCACCCGGCAGAGAGTACCCTGGCGGCTTTTCGGAGGCTGAGGTGGTAGCAATACCCGCCGCCTACAAAAAGGCCGTCCAGAGCCTCTGGACCGGTCTGGCCACCGTCACCGTGCGGCAGGGAGTGCTCAACCCTGCCAATGGCCGCACAGAGCCGGTGGAGAAAGTGACGGCCTCCGGCCTGCCCTGCCGCATCTCTCACCAGACGGTCAAAAGCACGGAGCCGTCCGATGAGGCCGCCCTGGTGGCCCAGACGGTAACGCTCTACATTGACCCCTCTGTGGACATCCCGGAGGGCTCCAAGATCACCGTGACCCAGAACGGCGTCACCCGTGACTATGAGCGGAGCGGCAAGCCCGCCGTCTACACTTGCCACCAGGAGGTGCCCCTGGAGCTTTTCAAGGAGTGGGCTTGATGCAATGGGGAAATGTTGATTATAGGCAGCTCCAGAAATTGCGGGACAACCTGCAAAAGCTCCAGGACATGGACCTGGACAAATTCTGTGAGGATGTGTCCAAAGAGCTGGCAGCCCGTCTGCTGGCTCTTGTCATCCCCCGCACACCTGTTGGGCAGTACCCAAAGAGCAGCGGGAAGAAAGGCGGCACACTCCGCCGAGGCTGGACCGCACGCACAGAACAGGCGGCAAAAGAGGGAGGCAAGGTGGACCCCAAAGCCTATGCAAACTCTTTGCCTGTGTTCAGACGGGGCCGGAATTTTTACATTGAGGTCATCAACCCGGTCACCTATGCCAGCTATGTGGAGTTTGGCCACCGTACCCGTGGAGGCGGCGGCTGGGTGGCCGGGCAGTATTTCCTCACCCTGTCTGAAAAGGACCTTGAGCGGGTGGCTCCCGCCGTCATTGAGAAAAAGCTGGAGGCGCTGCTGCGGGAGGCTTTCAATGTCTGAAATCAGTTTCAAAAGTATTTTTGACGGCGTGAGCCTTGCGCTGCACGCCGCTTTTCCTGCCGTACAGGTACACGGCGGAAATGTCAAGCAGGGCCTCAACCCTGGGGACCTCAATGTGGTCATGCCCTCCGCCGGGCAGAGCAGACAGGTGGGAGAGCGGTTTCTCCGCACCCCCACCCTGGATGTCATCTATTACCCCAAAGTGGGGGCGGCGGAGTGCTGTGAGATGGCAGATCAGCTCATCATGCTCCTGCGGGACATCACCACCCCAGAGGGGGACCTCATCCATTGCACCAACAGCGAATGGAGCATTGAGGAGGGTGTCCTGCATGTCATGGTGAGCTATGACCACCACATCTACATCCCCCAGGAGCCGGTCCTCATGGAAACCCTTGATATTGAAATGGAGGGATAAGCATGGCACAAGCCAAGACCACGAACACCGAACAGGCCACCCCCGCTGCTACCTACACCAAGGAGCAGCTGGCGGCCTCTAAGCGCTACGCCAACCGGCGGGACCTCATCCGGGCTTTGCTGGAGGACGGCAAGGCCTACACGCTGAAAGAGGCGGATGCGCTGATTGAGAAATACATGAAAGGAAAGGTGAACTAATATGGCACTGGGAGGCGGCACCTGGCTGACCCAAAACAAGGTCCTGCCGGGCTCCTACATCGTATTCTCCAGCGTGCCCAGGGCGTCCGCAACCCTCTCTGACAGAGGCTATGCGGCAGCGCCTTTTGAGCTGAGCTGGGGCCCCGAGGGCACGGTTTTTCCTGTCACCTCCGGGGAGTTTCAGAAGAACAGCAAGACCATTTTCGGCTACGCCTACGATCACCCCAAGATGCTCCCCCTGCGGGAGATTTTCACCCACGCCACCACTGTCTACTGCTACCGCCTGGGCACCGGGGCCGTCAAGGCCAACAACACCCTGGCCACGGCCAAGTATGGCGGCGTGAGAGGCAACGACATCACCATTGTGGTGGCCGCCAATGTGGATGATGAGGAGCTCTGGGATGTGACCACCTATGTGGACGGCGTGGCCGCCGATACCCAGACCGTGGCGGACGCTGAGGCTCTGGTGAGCAATGACTGGGTGGACTTCAAGACGGACGCCACCCTGGAGGCATCCGCCGGGATGCCCCTGACCTCTGGGGCGGACGCCACCACCATCAACGGCGAGGCTCACCAGGCCTTTTTGGACAAGATTGAGCCCTATGCCTACAACGCCCTTTGCTGTCCGTCCTCCGACCCCACCACGGTGCGGCTGTATCAGCAGTTTTGCACCCGTGTTCGGGATGAGGTGGGCAGCAAATTCCAGCTGGTGGCATGGCAGCCCACCACGGCGGACTATGAGGGCATCATTGGTGTCTGGAACTCCGTGACCCACTCCACCATCTCCGATGTGCCCGCCCATTCCCTGGTGTACTGGGTGGCCGGTGCTCAGGCTGGCTGTGCGGTCAATAAGTCCCTCACCAATTTCAAGTATGACGGTGAGCTGACCATCAACACTGATTACACCCAGGCGGAGCTGGAGGCGGCCATCAAGGCTGGCAAGTTTATTTTCCACAATGTCAATGGGGACACCAGAGTGCTGGAGGACATCAACACCCTGCTCACCCTGTCTGACACCAAGGGAGAGATTTTCCAGAGCAACCAGACCATCCGGGTGTGTGACCAGATTGCCAATGATGTGGCGCTCATGTTCGGCCAAAAGTATCTGGGCACCGTGCCCAATGATGCCTCTGGCCGCTCCTCTCTGTGGGGTGACATCACCAAGCTCATCCAGCAGCTCAATGACATCCGTGCTGTGGAGAACTTTGACCCGGAGATTGTGACCTGTGAGCAGGGTGACAGCAAAAAGGCCGTCCTCTGTATCATCAATGGCCTCAATGTAATTAACGCCATGTCCCAGCTCTATATGAGCGTTATCATCCAGTAAAGGAGGGAAATGACAATGCCCAATCCGACTATGAACACCCAGGACGCTGTAAGCGCCAATTTTGCGGAGTGCTTTGTCACCCTGGATGGCACCCGCTACTCCATGCTGATGGCCAAGGAGTTTGAGGGCAAGGCCTCTGTAAACACCAAAGAGGTCTACAAGCTGGGCGGTGTCGTTGTGGGCCATAAGGCTCAGACCATCGCCCTGGCTTTCTCCATGACCATTTACAAATGCACGGAGATTTTTGACCAGGTGGTGGAGCGTTTCATCAAGACCGGCGTGATGCCCACTATGGACATCCAGACCTCCAACGATGACCCCGCCACCTCTGTGGGCCGGAGCACCAAGATTTACAACAACTGCATCCTGGACGGTGATGTGCTGCTGTCCATGTTCAATGCAGAGGGTGATTTTGTTGAGCAGTCCATTGAGGGCTACTGTGACGGCTTTACCCGCCCCGAACAGCACACCAATCCGTCCTACATGTAACACCAGAATATAAGGAGGAAAAAATCCATGAGTAACCTGTCCGCTTTTATGCGTGCCAATGTTGAGCAGATTGAAAATCACAAGTATGCAGCCTCCCCCCGCATCCGGGGGGAGGACGGCAAGCCCATGGAGTGGGAAATCTGCTGCATCTCTGCCGATGAATACGCCCGCATCCGCTCCGGCTGCATCCGCCAGGTCCCCGTCCCCGGCAAAAAAGGCCAGTACACCCAGCAGCTTGACACCTACTCTTTCCAGGCCAAGGTGGCGGCCCGCTGCACTGTGTTCCCGGACCTCAACAACGCCGCCCTCCAGAACGACTGGGGCGTGGCAAAGCCGGAGGAGCTCATTGGCAAGCTGCTCATTGGCGGTGAGTTTGATGACTATGTGACGGAGGTTTTCCAGGTCAATGGCTTCAAGGCTGAGGATGACCTGGTGGCCGAGGCAAAAAACTAATCCTGGACGGGGACCCGGAGGCCAACTTTGCCCATTTCTGCCTGCAAAAGTTTGGCTGGAAACCGTCCGAGTTTTTAGACCTCCCTATCAAAGAAAGGGCTTTCGTTATTGCCTCCATCCAGGTGCGGGGCGAGGACGAGAAGAAACGGGAGGCGGAGCTGAAAAGCAAAATGAGGAGAGGCAGACGGAAGTAACAGCAAGGCCTCCGCTTTACGGCGGGGGCCTTAATTCTTAAAGAGGGGGTGAACCCGTGGCAACAATTAGATCTCAGATGGTCCTAAATGACGGTATCAGCGGCGTGCTACGAAAGATCAACACGGCGCTCAACACCACCCTCAATGCCTTTGAGCAGGTCCAGCGGGCATCTGGTAACGCCGTGGACCCGGCGCAAATCCAGGCGGCAAGAGCGGCACTTGTGCAGGCCAACAATGAGGTTGAGCAGATGGCGGAGGGCTACCGCCGGGCGGCGGAACAGGAGGAAGTCCTCAACAGAGGCCTCCGAAACGGCAACAGTGCTGCTGGCAGCCTGCTGGGCAAGGTCAAAGGCATTGTGGCCACATTGGCAGCCGGTGCGGGCCTAAAAGCTCTCACAGGGCTGTCCGACAAGCTGACCAGCACCACGGCACGCCTCAGTTTCATGGTGGATGACGGCGGCTCTGTGGATGCTTTGGAGCAGAAAATCATGGCCTCTGCTCAGAGGGCCAGGTCCTACTACCTGGACACGGCCTCTGCTATCGCCAGCATGGGCTCTAATGCCGGGCGGGCCTTTAGCAACAATGATGAGCTCATTGGTTTCATGGAACTCATCAACAAGAGCTTTGTCATTGGTGGTGCATCGGCAGAGGGTCAATCTGCTGCTATGCTCCAGCTCACCCAGGCCATGGCCGCTGGAGCCCTCAGAGGCGAGGAGCTTAACTCCATCCTGGAGAACGCCCCCAGTATTGCCCGGGCCATTGAGAGCTACATGGGCATTGCAGAGGGCTCCATCAAGCAATATGCAGAGCAGGGCCTTGTCACCGCTGAGGTGGTAAAAAACGCCATGTTTGCCTCTGCGGATGAAATCAACGCCAAGTTTGAGAGTATGCCCATGACCTGGGCCCAGATTGCAACAAAGATGAAAAACACGGCCCTGGCCGCTTTTGACCCGGTGCTCACCAGGCTCAACCAGGTGGCCAACAGCGCCCAGTTTAACACGGTCATCAATGGAGCAATCAACGGGCTGGTCATGCTGGCCACGGTGGCCACCGGCGTCCTGGACCTCCTCATCAATGGGGCCTCCTTTGTGGTTGAAAACTGGTCCTGGATAAGTCCCATAGTGTACGGCCTTGTGGCGGCCTTTATCGCATATAACACCGTGGCGCTCATTACCAACGGCATCAACGGTATTATGGCTCTGGCTGAGGGCGTGAAAGCCGCTGCTTTGATGATGAGCACCGGAGCCACCTTTGCTGCTACTGCGGCACAGTATGGCCTCAATGCAGCCCTGCTGGCGTGTCCTATCACCTGGATTGTGGTGCTGGTCATCGCTCTTGTGGCGGCGATCTACGCCGCCTGTTCCGCCATCGCCAAGTTTACCGGCATAGCCAACAGTGGCTTTGGCGTCATTGCCGGTGGCATCAATGTGGTCATCCAATTCTTTGTCAACCTGGGCTTGACGGTGGCCAACATCGCCCTGGGCATCTGGAACGCCCTGGGAGCTTGTGCTCAAAATATCGGCATCGCCTTTGGCAATGTTATTGCCGGGGTGCAATCCTGGTTTTACAACCTGCTCTCCACGGCCCTCACCGTGGTGGCTGGTATTTGTGAGGCCTTGAACAAGCTGCCCTTTGTGGAGTTTGACTATTCTGGCATCACCAATGCGGCCAGCGACTATGCCGCCAAAGCGGCAGAGGCCTCCGGCAACATGCAGGATTTTGTCAGTGTAGGCGATGCTTTCAATGAGGGCATGAGCACCTTTGAAACCTGGCAGGACGGCTGGGTGGGTGACGCTTTTGACGCCGGAGCCAACTGGGGCGATGGTGTAGCCGCTGGCGTGTCCGATGCTATCGGCGGCCTGTTTGACATGGACCTGGGAGCCGCTACCGACTACGGGACCGGCACGGGCAATTTTGCGCTTGATGATATTGCAGACTATACCGGCCAGACTGCCGCAAATACTGGAGCCGCTGCTGACGCTCTCAGCACCTCCACAGAGGAGCTGGCATATTTGCGGGACATCGCTGAGCGTGACGCCATCAACCGTTTCACCACGGCGGAGGTCAAGATTGACATGACCGGCATGACCAACCGCATTGAGGGCGGAGCCGATCTTGACGGCGTTATTTCCGTATTGACGGACGGCTTTACAGAGGCCCTGCTGACTGCGGCGGAGGGCGTCCATGCGTGACCCTTGCCCATCCCCAGAAAAGCAGAGTTTTTTCCAATGGAAAAAAGGAGGGCATCCACATGAGCTACACATGCTATCTGGGCGGGGCCCTTTGGCCTACCCCGGAAAAGCTCCAGGTCAAAATCAAGGGTAAAAACAAAACCCTGGTCCTCTTGAATGAGGGGGAGGTCAATTTCTTGCGGGCTCCCGGCCTCACAGAAATTACGGTCCCTTTTGACCTGCCCATGCTCACGGGCAGCCAGTCCCCGGACTATTTCCTGGGCCTGCTGGAGCGTATGAAAACCAATAAAGAAACCACCCAATTCATGCTGGTGCGGGTGTCCCCCTCCGGGGGGATGCTCTTTGACACCAACATCAAAGTGAGTGTGGAGGACTACACCATCACAGAGGATGGCAAAAATGGCCTGGATGTGGCCGTTGATGTCAACCTCAAGCAATGGCGGGACTACGGCACCAAGACTGTGACTGTGGAGGAGCCAAAAGCGGAGAGCGCCACGCCCACGGTGACGGTGCAGAAAGAGCGGGAGGCAAGCACGGCACCCACGGCCAAAACCTACACCGTAAAGGCCGGTGATTGCCTCTGGGCCATTGCCGCCAAGTATTATGGCAACGGTGCCGACTACACCAAAATCTACAACGCAAACACGGATAAAATCAGCAATCCCAATCTCATCTATCCCGGGCAGGTGCTCACCCTCCCATGACCTATGAGCTGCTGATACAACACCAGGGGACCATCATGCTGCCGCCCGTGGTGGAAAATGTGAGCATTGAATGGGAGCGCCAAGGACAACCCGGAAAGCTCACGGCGGAGGTGGTCAAAACCCCCGGCCTGAGTTTCCAGGAGGGGGACCCGTGCCGTTTTTCCGTGGACGGCACCCCCGTCTTTTATGGCTTTGTCTTTGAGAAATCCCGAAAAGGCAGCACGGATGATGTCATCCAGATCACTGTGTATGACCAGCTCTACTACCTCAAGAACAAGGACACCTATGTCTACACCAACAAAACCGCCGCCGATGTGATACGCATGATTGCGGAGGACTTCCAGCTCAATGTTGGTGACCTTGAGGACACCGGCTACACCATAGGGAGCCGGGTGGAGGACAACCAGACCCTCTTTGACATCATCCAGACCGCATTGGACGAAACCCTCAAAGCCACCTCCCAGATGTATGTGCTGTATGACGATGTGGGCAAGCTGACCCTCAAAAACATCGGCAGCATGAAACTGGAGGTGCTCATAGATGAGGACACGGCTGGGGACTTTGACTATAAAAGCTCCATTGCCTCCCAGACCTATGACAAAATCAAGCTCTCCTATGAGAACAAGGAAACCGGAAAGCGGGAAATCTTTGTTGCACAGGACAGCTCCAACATCAACCAATGGGGCGTCCTGCAATACTATGAGAAGCTGGACAGCACAGAAAACGCCAAGGCCATGGCGGACGCCCTCCTGGACCTCTACAACACCAAAACCCGCACGCTCAAGCTGCGGGATGTGCTGGGGGACATCCGGGTCCGGGCCGGGACCCTGCTGGTGGTCATGCTGGGGCTGGGTGACATCAATGTTTCCAGCTATCTCATGGTGGAGCAGGCAAAGCACACTTTCAACAACGAACAGCACTTGATGGACCTAAACATGCGAGGTGGTACATTTGTCACTTGACATCAACCAACTGGTCAAGCTGGTCAAGCAGGCCGCTGTGGAGGCCGTCCAGGCTGGCGCTCCCATGAGTGGGGGCTATGGCTATGTGACATCCACCTCCCCGCTTGAAATCACCGTTGACCAAAAGAAAATCTTGTCTGAGGCCCAGCTCATCCTCACGGACGCCGTGAGGGACTACACCGTGGAGATGACCACCATGCCGGAGTTTCACGAAACGGAGGAAATCAGCGGCGGAGCTGGGGACGCTGCTTTTGCGTCCCACAAGCACCGCTACCAGGGCCGGAAAAAGTGGAAAGTCCACAACGCCCTCCAGATGGGGGAAAAGGTCATCCTCCTCCGGTGTGACGGCGGGCAGCAGTACATAGTCCTGGGACGATGGGAGGCGAGGAGCTAATGGCCACACTACCGACCACAGGAGATGACCTGGACCTCATCACCTTTGCGGTGGAAACTCAGCCCAGCTACACCCACAAGCTGGACATTGACCGCAACCAGGTGAGGGGCATGACGGATGAGCGGGATGCCGTCCTCCAGGCCGTTTACCTCATTTTGAATGTGGAGAGATATGCTTTCCCCATTTATTCCCGCAATTATGGCTCTGAGCTGTCCGATCTGATAGGCAAGCCCAAGGATTATGCCATGAGCGAGATAAAGCGGCGCATCACGGAGGCGCTCCTCCAGGATGACCGCATCACCTCCCTGGACGGCTGGACCTTTGAAACGGGCAGAAATTGGGTCCTGGCCCGGTTTACCGTCCACACAATTTATGGCGATGTAAGCGCCGAAAAGGAGGTTGACATCTGAATGTTTGAAAGCAGGACCTATGAGGCGCTGCTGAGCAGCGCTCTTTCCAGGGTGGCCTCTCCGGTGGATAAACGGGAGGGCTCCATGGTGATGAATGGTGTGGCCCCGTCCATGGCAGAGCTGGCTCAGCTTTACATTGCGGCGGACTTTGTACTCCAGGCCACCTACATCCTCACAGCGCCCAGAGAGTATCTCATCAAGCGGGCCCATGACCGAAACATGGACCCCTACCCGGCCAGCGCTGCTGTCTATCGGGCGGAGTTTAACATTGAGGTCCCGGTGGGCACACGGTTTTCCTGCGAGGACCTCAACTTTGTGGTCACTGCCCGCATGGACCCGGAGGAGGACACGGAAACCGGCCTCAGCTACCAGGTTACCTGTGAAACCCCCGGAGCGGCGGCCAACAACTACGGCGGCACCCTCATCCCGGTGGAGTATGTGCAGGGGCTCACCCATGCGGAGCTGGTGGAGCTGCTCATCCCTGGCGATGATGAGGAGGAAACGGAGGCTTTCCGCCAGCGGGTGCTGGACAGTTTCCAATCCCAGGCCTTTGGCGGCAACCAGGCCGACTACCGGGAGAAAGTGCTGGCCATGCCCGGCGTGGGGGACCTCAAAATCCACCCCGTCTGGAATGGCGACATTTCCCCGGCCAGCCTCATCCCGGATGAGGCCGTGGAAAGCTGGTACACCAGCACCATCTCCACGGTGAGCGGCTCTGTGGCCACCTGGCTCACGGCAGTCTACACGGCGGCCAAGGAGAAAAAGCTCACGGTGGGCGGCACGGTCAAGCTGGTCATCATGGCCTCTGACTACAAGGCCCCCACACCCACCCTGCTGGAGGAAATCCAGACGGCCATTGACCCGGAGCAGAACGCCGGGGAGGGCCTGGGCCTGGCCCCCATCGGCCATGTGGTCCATGTGACCGGCGTGACGCCGGAGGAGGTGGACATTGCCCTCCACCTCACCTATGCCTCCGGGTGGGATTGGGATGCCGTCAAGAGCTATGTGGAGGCCGTCATTGACGCCTACTTTGTGGAGCTGTCCCAGGATTGGGCCAGCTCTGATTTTTTGACCGTCCGCATTTCCCAGATTGAAAGCCGCATCCTCTCCGAGTGCTCCAACATGATAACGGACATTGGCGGCACCAAAATCAACGGGCAGGAGAACAACCTGGCCCTGGGCCCGGACAGCATCCCCGCCAGAGGGGAGGTCACCGATGGATAGGCACCTTTTGAACTACCTGCCCCCGGTGCTCCGGGAGGTGCTGGAGTTTCAAATCATCAACGGGGCCAATGAGCCGGAAATCTCCCTTGCGTGGGACGCCATCACCAGAGTGCTGGCCAACCAATTCCTTGAGGACGCCGATGAGGACGGCGTGGCCGTGTGGGAGCAAGAGCTGCGGCTCTTTCCCAAGGACACGGACACCCTGGAGGCCCGCAAGGCCCGCATCAAGGCCAAGTGGAATTTGGAATTGCCCTACACCCTGCGCTGGCTGAAAAACTGGCTGGCGGGCCTGTGCGGCCCGGACGGCCACTCTGTTTCTCTCCAGGACTACACCCTGGACATCCAGCTTGACTACACGGTCCTGCCGGAGGCGGACCGGCTGGCGGGGGAAATCCTTGACATGCTGCTGACGGTCCGCCCGGAGAACATCCACATTTTGATGACCGCCCTTTTGCAGTCTACCGGCGGCGTCCGGCTGGGGGCCTACACGGAGCGCTCCCTGCACATGGACCTGTGGCCCCTGCTGACCAATGAGCTGGAGAGCACCGGCGGCGTCATCGGAGCCGGGCCTCTGGAGTATCGTGCAACCCTTGAAATTTATCCATACGAACAGGAGGAAAGCGGAAATGCCTGACCAGGAAAGAAAGTACGGCACCAGGATAACCACGGCGGGGTCTACCCTCATCACCAACTGCATTTTGGCGGGGACCAAGCTGAAAATCACCCAGGCCGCCGCCGGTGACGGCGGGGGCAGCTACTACCTGCCCAGCACGGAACAGACGGAGCTTGTGAGGGAGCTGTGGCGGGGGCCCATCGTGTCCGCCGAGCAAAACGCCTCTGTCCCCAACATGATGGATGTGAAAATCATCATTGATGACAGTGTGGGCAACTTCATTGTCCGTGAAATGGGCCTCTTTGATGAGGACGGCACCCTCATTGCCATCTGCAACACCCCGGACACGGAAAAGGTGGCCATCTCCACCGGCGTGGACGGGCGGCTCACCATGCTCATGCACATTGTTGTGGTGGACAGCTCCGTGCTGGAGTTTACCATCACCCCGTCCCTGGACACGGTGAGCCCGGAGGACCTGGAGGAGGCCATTGCCGAACACAACACGGACCCGGCCAGCCACCCGGACATCCGGCAGGACATCACGGACGCCGTGGATGACCACAACACTGACGAAACCTCCCACCCGGACATCCGTGTGGACCTCAGCGGCCTGGACAGCCGCCTCTCCGTGCTGGAGCTGAAATATGGCACCAATGTCACCGGCAACAGCTTTGAGGTGACCTTTGGGACCCTCACCGGCGTGGTAGTCACCGGCGTCTGGAATGAAACCTATGCGAGGATTGAGTTTTAATGCCAAGCTATGACATCATCCCTCTTGCCTCCGATCTGCTGGATTACACCATCCAGCGGGTCAAGCAGAAAGACCCGGAATACAGGCAGGTCAAAGCGTATGTAATGGAAAATGGCCAGATGGTAGAAAAGACCCTCTATGAGAGGCTGAAAGACAACGGAAAGCCTCATTTTCCAAAGAGCCAGGCTTTCCACCTCTGTGCAGAGCTCCAGTCCTGCGCCCTCCGTATTCTGAGGGGCTGCGTGGCCGCCAATGGGCGGTATTTTGAAACTGAGTATGAGGAGCGGCTCAAGGACCTGGACGGCGTGCTCATCGAGTGTGAAACCATGGGCCAGCTCATCAATCTCAGTTTCAAGCGCAAGTATATCACCGGCGATCAATGCCATTACTGGGCGGAACTTGTGCGCCCAGTCCGTCAAAAGGCTTTCAACTGGAGAAAATCAGACGGCAACCGTGCCGCCACTCTCCGGGAGGCCAAAACGGCCCAGGAGCTTGCCAAGATGGGGCAAATGGCTCTGCAAATGGCAGAGGCTCTGCGGTCTCAATAACGGATGCACCGGCCCTAAAGGCCGTGTATTTGGGTGTGACCTGTTTATTTTATGCTGCCTCCCCGAACACGAACAACACCAACAACGCCATCTACCTGAACACCAATGGCAATGTCAACAACAACAACTGCACCAACACCAACGGGTCCCGCCCCGCTCTGATGGTAAGGCCCGACCGAGTAGGCCCAAAGCCAAAAGCAGCGCCATCCATCACATCAAAGGAGGTCACATCCAGCCTTGACACCAAGGCAAATACATTGCGCTGATGCCCCCAGCCGCACAAGAGGAGGCTGGGAGCTGCTGGTCCTGTTCCCTGCGGCACCTACACGGCGCACAAGGACAGGGAGGCCCGCCGGGATGAACAGGGGGCCTCCCGTATGTTAGGGGTATGAAACCCGTGCTTAAATTTTCCGAGATTTGCACCTTTGCGGTGCTTTACAAAGCCTACCTTGCGGCCAGACGGGGCAAACGCTCCAGAGCCGCTACCGCACATTATGAGGTCCACCTGCTGGCCAATATCGTCAACCTTGTCTATATCCTGCAAACTAAGATTTACCGCCCGGGACTGTTCCGGGTGTTTTATGTCTATGAGCCCAAAAAGAGGCTTGTGCAGGCTCCGGCTTTCGTTGACAAAGTGGTCCAGCACGCTTTGGTGGATAACCTCATATATGAACGCATCACAAGAAGTTTCATTCTTGACAACTACGCATCCCAGAGAGGAAAAGGCCTGCACTTTGGGCTGGACAGGCTCAAGGGCTTTTTCACAGAATACTGGAACAAATACCGCACAGCGGAGGGCTGGGTCCTCAAGGCAGATGTGCGGCATTTCTTTGCGTCCATCGACCATGACAGGCTCAAGGAAAAGCTCAAAAAGCTGGACCTTGAGCCCGTTGTCTATGATCTGCTGTGTACCTACATAGACAGCACGGACGGGCTGCCGCTGGGCTATCAAACCAGCCAGCTTTTTGCCCTGCTGTTTCTGGATGAATTTGACCACTTTGTCAAAGAGCGGCTCCGCATCCGCTGGTATGGCCGTTATATGGATGACTTTTTCCTCATCCACCCTGACAAAGAATACCTGCAATTTTGCCTCAAAGAAATCCGGGCTTTCATGGCCAGTTTGGGGCTGGAGCTCAATGAGAAAACCCAGATTTTCCCGCTGAGAAATGGGATTGACTTTCTGGGCTTTCATACCTACTTGACGGAGCAGGGCAAGGTCATCCGCAAGTTACGGCACAGCAGCATCAAGCGTATGCGCTCTAAGCTCCGCCGGTGGGAAAAAGACTACCCGGCGGGCCTTGTGAGCCGGGAGGTCATCCTGCAAAGCTGGCAGGCCTGGGACGCCCACGCTGCTCACGGCAACACCTGGTCCTTGCGCCAACAGGTGCGGGACCGTGTTCAAAACATTCTAAAGGAGGAAATCTAATGGCCACAACCACCCTTGGCAGTAAGGCCACAGGCTCCATCATCAAGCTCAAAGAAAACGGCAAGCTGGTGGAGTTTTATCTTGGCGTGCATAACTACGAAAGCAGCCTCAACGGAACCGGGAGGACCCTGGTTTTCCGCAAGGACTGCTATGACCAGCGGCAATGGCACACTTCCAATGTGAACGCCTACGCATCCAGTGCTATTGACAGCTGGCTCAACAGCACCTACAAAAACATGCTGGACGCTGACATCCGGGCGCTGATTGGCTCCACGAAAATCCGTTACACTCCCGGTAATGGTAACACCACAATGGGCACCCTGGACCGGGCGGTGTTCCTGCTGTCCGCCTATGAGCTGGGCAAGAACGAAAGCTGGTTTAACAAGGAGGGCACAACGCTGCCCAATGCAACCAATTATCAGATTGCCAAGCTGAATGGCTCCACCGTGGTCCAGTGGACCCGCTCCCCGCGCACGAACTACGCCAACAGCGCCATCTACCTGTACGCCGATGGCAATGTCAGCCACG